CTGGGGTCTTAATCCCAGAGCTAGTTTATAGTCTCTGCTCGGTGAGACTCCAGTTTATGGTTAACCTGGGAACCTTGGGCGAGTTTATAGTCTCCGCTCGGTGAGACTTTAGGAACGACCACCCCCAAAGGAGAAACGTGACTTTTGTCGACGTGTCGTTTTATTCTCGTCTCTCTCATAGGGAGTTTCCCGCACCGGCTCAGAAACCGGGCGGAGTGTTCCACGAAGCGATCCTCCACTAAGGGAGCCGCTCCCAATAGAAGAAGGGCTTTTGGGCGGTTTAGATGCGTTTTCTTTAAACTGTCGGACTGAAGCCCATACATCCTGACCACCAGCCGATTCAATGTCGAGCATCGCAGGGAGCAATCTAGTACCCCGAATGCTAACATCCGGAGCATCGATTGGTTCGTCTGAATCACTCGATTCTTCCTTTTCAGGTTCTACTGGGTTTTGGTTGTTTTCCGCAACCAACGGGGTGTTAGCGTCTTTAGCCTTGACGAGTGGCACAGGTTTAACGACCGGGGCAAAGGTCGGGTTGTAGGAATTTTCCTTCTCCATGAGATCGAATAGCTTATCCCTTTCAGCTACTCTATACGCCGTTGAAGTTGGAGTGGTTGGATTTAAAGTGATTGTTAAAGAACCTAATTCCATGGTTTTATTCGAATATGCGCTACAAGATACCACAAAATTATAAGGATCTTCCTTCTCAACAGTCGGAGCCCGGATCGTGAAAGACCCATCAGAGGGCATCGACAACTGAAAAGAGGCTAAATAATCCCACTCACAATAGAGAGTTGTGCCAAACGTTTTACCGTTTACATGGAGAGATTCTCCTGGCTTAACTACATAGGTAGACTCTCTAAAACTTGAAAACTTCCCTCCAGTTGAAGAATTGATATACCAGCCTTCACGCGAATTGTCGTACGCTATGAAGCCTAGCATAGTGCCTTTATTATATCCCACAGCTTCTTTAACCACTTGAAAACCTTGACATTGAACGTAAACCCAGTAATCACCCTTCTGGACTGGAAAGTCTATGAAAGGGATAGCTCGGTTTTCGTCATTCTTAGTGTAACCTGCGTTAAGCGTCGCCGCTGTCCAAGCGCCTTCCTCCCATCTTTTCATCTGCACACTTTTCAGTGGCGAGACGTCAATAAACTGATCATCTCTAGCAGTAGAGATGGTGATCATGGGAACTCCTGAGAAGCCAAAGCTCGGTTGAGCTGGCGTTGGAGTAGGTGTTGGCGCTGGTGGCGGAGTCGGTGGTGGAACTGGGGCTGGAGGTGGGACGGCGTCGTCCACCTATTTTGGATTTTGGAGTTGAACGCGCATAGTGATCTTAAAAGATCCTGCAACTGAACTGGCACCATTTCCTTTGTAAAGAATACGAAATTGGTCTTCATCAGAAGAGTGCCATTCCAGCCCATTGATCATCTTCGCTGGGAAGCTCCTCGAATTAGTCTTGGTGATCGAGAACTTGTTGATCGTTGAGGTGAGGGAAGATGCTTTGCAATGGGGATCCAATTCATAAGAGATGGAACCTGCTGCTGTGGAAGAGGCCTCGGTGACGAACTGTAAGACACAATTTGTGATCTTATATTCATGGTAGGCCTTGAGTACTCCATCCTTGAATGCCGGATAGTCTGATAAAGACGTCCCGAAGGTGATACTTCCAGAGGAGTTGCCTGCGATCGAGTCCTTTGAGAAAACGAATGTTTCGCCACGGCTTCCTCCTCTGTTTCCTGGAGTTCTTCTACGCCGAGGACGAGCTGGTCCTCTGCGTCTTCCACGCCGGGTTGAGCCACTGGGAGCGACCACAACCACTGGCTGCGTTCTTGCAACAGTCCGTCGCCGCTGGAGTATGACTCTGCGTGAGCGTCTACGGGGACCATTGCCATTTCTAAGGACGACCGTACTCATTAACGATTTCACGAATATGGGTCGAAGCCTTTAGGTAAACGAAGTAAACACCAACAATTGAGATGGGGATAGAGGATATGAATCCAAGCGCAAATCCCGCTAATAGTTGAAAATCAATGTTGGGCTTAAGTGTAAGACTGAATCTCCGGTACTCGCAACTTACGTATGTCCGGCTGATTTGTGTTCTGCTCAGTGTAATTTTGTGGTGACGTCAGAAATCAACCACTGTTCAAGTTGTTTGCACAGCTCCTTATCATGTCGGAGCTCGTGTAACACTGAGACTGCAGCATTGAGGTAATTCATGATCACCTCAGTGTTGCCACATTCCGGGTTATAACCGTTGATAAGACGGTACAACATTTTGTTCGCATTCACCGGAATGGCGAGGTCAGGGGATTTGAAAATGTGTGAACAAAATTCTAACTCTCCACTGACTTCGACTTTGAAGCCCAGTTCCTTGTACTTGTCAAGATTTGTATCTGGAGCTTCAAGGGCATCATCACCCATGGCAATAGCCCAAGAGGCGCCACAATGATAGGCTGCCATGACCCGGACCCTCGAATTAGAAGAGGATGTGTTGTAAGAACCACTCTTCTGGACTCCTGGGTACTCTTGAGCTATGATAGTTCCATCTGAGAGGCATAAGACTGAATTCGAAATGCATTGCAACCAGACACTTCGGAGGTGCCTAGTGAGCTCATTGCAGTCGATTGTAAGGCGATTTCTCACCTCCATATCGTCCGCGAGCATCCACTCAGCGACTGACCAGTCAAAACCAGAACAGTCTGTAGGAACTAAAAGGGCCCGCCAATTATCACATATCTCTTGAGGAGAGCTGCCGACGGTGCCTGCGAGGACTTCCATGAATTTCAAAGTTTGGTCCTCGGTGGATAATCCGAAACCGGGTTTGGATGGTATAGCACTCCACAATGCTATCTCTGATTTGTTTTGTCGTTGGAACAAAACCCGGGCTACCAGTTGATCAACGAGGGACACTGACATGATGAGGCGGTAGCGGCCTTCATCAAGTTTGCTCTGTTTATGTGGCTCTTGTTTTACGAAGAGGCGAATCGGATCACAGAGACCCTCTTGCACGAGTTGCTCCGGAGAGCGAGCTTCTAACTTAGCCTCTGACATCGTAAGTAGGCGGTCAAAGGTTAAGCGAGCTAAAACCGGCAGACGTTCAGGATCTTCAACCCACCCGCGATGGGTGGGGATACCTGCTGTTATCATTGGAATTCCAACGCCGGCGTCAAGCTGGAGAGAGGCGATAGCTTCCATGAAGTCTACCTTGAAGGTCTCCCAGGTCAACTGACCTCGTGTGCATCGTGGTGTATTTGTTTTGCAGTTTGAGTACGCTGCCACGGTGCGATTGATCACGTTCTCTCTTTCGGCTCTGGATGGAATTGAAGCCAGCTTGGAACGTTCAAGCCAGCGAGCCGCCTGCAGCCGCAAAGATTTTAATTCGGCTTCGGCCCCAACTTGGGGCCAACCGAATCCTTTTGTTTTCTCACCCAAGATTGGGTGCTCGGCGCAGATGCGTATCCCCCATTCTGACGATTCACGCTTCCTGGGGTAATACTGGGGCGGTAATCGTCCAACATACCTGAAGCCTGGGATCTCCTGTTTGGAGGTTGATATTTCCCAGGTGTAGACGCTTGCGAAGGCCTTTCGCCATTGCTCTGCTTCTTCTTGGAAGCGCGCTTTCCGCGCGGCTTCTTGAGTGCTTGGGCAGAGACTTGATCGATTATTGCTTTCTCGATCTTCGCCATGTCTATCTTCTGAACCAGCAGACTCATTATGTTTTGCATTAAGTCCTGCTGTGATGGTCCAGTAGGTACAGCCGTGTCCTGGGATGTTGCAGAAACATCTTGATCGATTTTCATCGTTTTGTTCATTGTGGACATGACTGGGGACACAGTGGCTCCCTTGAGTGCCTTCGGTGAAGAAGGAACAACAGTTTGCTTTGGGATTTCCACGACGATGGGGATGTCGGTACTTACCACTGCTGCGGTTGTTAAGGCGGACGCTGCCGCTACCCCGTTTCCCGACTCATCTCCCTCATCAGCCCAGGCTGAGCCATACTTCCACTGTTTGTTCATTGAATGTATATCTTCTTTTGGTTCAAACATGAAGTTGGAACGGGCTTTAGCCACTGATCTTGTGATCTCTTCCACTATGTCTTCTGGGAAAACAAGTCCTTGTGGTGGATCGGATTCGATGGTGTACAGCGGTGAGGTGAGTCCGGGGATTGCTGGTATAGGGGCCATGAGATTGTAATTGAATTCCCCTCCAGCATGGCCTTTGTGTAGGCCAAGTAAAGTTTTGCCATGGAAATAACCAGCTCCTGAAAAGCCGCGTTTAGTGTTGGACAAAACTTGGGCATAGTTTTCATGGTAGCCAACCACTTTGGCAGAATGAGCTTTCCACATACCATCTTCGATTGTGTAGAGTTGAGCCGGGCATTTCGCCAAGCGATCTATTGTGGTATATGTTACTCCCTTACAGCCCAGGACGGATTCCCAGTTCGGGGGTCCGGCAAGCAAGGCTATATCCATTTTCGGATTCGCAAAGATCACTCTAAATTCCCTGATGGGGATTGAGTTACCAGTACGTTGAGAGTAGAGCTCACTGCCTTCCTCAAGATTGTGTTGCGAGGTAACTAAAGCATTGGTTTTGTCGTATAAATAAATACATGAAGCATAACCAATATGCTCTTTGTTATTCGCGCGTCTCAGAAGAACAGCGCTTTTCTTGGGGGGTGGTTGTGGGACTGAGTAGCTTTCAAAACCGGCGATTGTTCTTTCATTGAAGTACTTCTTGAATGTCAGAGTACGTAAAATGAATTTGCCAATTTTGATCCCGAGCCATGTTGGCAAAGTGCCAAAAGCCCACCTGCAAGCCAGGAAGATCCAGCTGGTGAAAATACCGAGCGACATTAGAATAGCTGCGGGTAAATAGTAAGTTGCTAGTACCGAGCAAACGCTCGAGAGCACTTGAACTATTAGCAGTGTCCAGACTTGGATGATTAGCCAGAGGACTCTCTCTGTCAGTTGTTGGAACAGTGTTGTCAATATCCCGTAACTGGACCTTGAGAAAGATTTTGAAGCCTTCATAACCGTATTGAAAGCGTTCCTTGTGTCTGATGATGTCTTCTGCGAGATTGCGTGTAGCAATTCGCGATAACTCATGTCTGTATTGGGACACGCTGGACATGGTGCACAAATCAATGTACACTTGCTTTCGGGGACCTTCTCCCTCCACGGTGAGGCGGGGTGTGTAGCCGACGGCCAGACCCCATTTGAGGAGATGGCTGTAATATCTATAGTTGAAGGCCAGTCCATCTCTGCAGTACACCCCTTTTGCTGAAAAGAGCAAAGGAATAAGGTAGCCAAGAGAAACACAGAAAAGTGTGACTTCATTGGGACTATAGTGATATCGCTCTATAGCAGCGCAGAGGAGTACTTTTAGGTTCGGAACCACACAGCACTTGATTAACTCAGTAGAGCTGTAACCTGTGAGGTAGTTCAACGACCCGCGTTCCAAGTGAAGAATCACTCGTCCGCTTTGTTGAGCAGTGAGCATGCGTTAATAACGAACACGCACGAAACTGCCAACGAGGTGAACAAACGTTTGTGAGGGGTGGTCAGAGTTTGAGCTGCTGAACCAAGAGTGTTCTTCCCC